GATCGTGAACAGGTTCTTAGGTCTACGCGATCGTAGGTGTCTAGCGTCATTGTCCGGTCCGCTTCCTGTGGAGGGACCAGCATTGATAGGCCGCCAGGGCGCACAGGAGCGTCAACAGCCCACTTCGCATAATGTATAGAAGGTGCTGTTAGGGCGAGCGGGGAAAGGGCCGTCAGCAGCGCCTCATGCGCCCCTGCGTGCATGCCTACTGCCACCAGTGCGAGCGCCCCGATCACCGTAGTGACCGGGGACAGTCTGTCCCACAGCGCACTCCACGCCTTCTTCTCTGCCGGCGATGCTGCCTCTTCCTGGCGCACCTTCACGGCCAACGCCGGATCGGCCTGTGCCAGTTCAATGAGCGCCATCAGGTGTGTGTCTGTGATCTTGCCGCCTTTGCGCCACACCGAAACCGAATTCCGCGACACGCCAAGCGACAGCGCAACGCTGTTGTCTGAGTCGCGCGAGCATGCTTTCCGCGCCGTGTCAAGTAATTTATTTATGGTGTCCACGTCATATACCGTTTGACAGAAGTGTCCTTTCTCATGTTACATGCACCTCGTGTCCTACGCCGTATGACACCGCGCCCCCGGCTCCCCTCCGGGGTCCGCGTCAAGGGGCAGGGGATAGGGGCTTCATGGACACCAACGCATTTGCATTGCTCGGCGCTTCCGCGCTGACCGTGATCGTCGGCCTCGCCCGATTGGTCGCTTGGATTCTTGACCGTCGCTCCGAAGCTGCGCTGCGCGCACACCGCGAACAGGTCTTCATCATCGAAAGCTACGTTGACTTGGTCGCGCCGACTATTTCGCGACGCGTCACGATTTGTAGCGCCCAAAGTGAAATGGAGGTCGTCGCATGAAGGAGTTCGCAAAGTGCATCGGCTACGTGTGGGCGCTCGCTGCCTTCATCTCTCTTTTCATCATCGGTGCCTACTACCTGCCTGAGCCGTGGACATGGGTTTGTGGCGTGTTCTTGTTCCTCACGCCTGCCGGTCTGATCGCCTATTTCAGCGGGGTCGGTCATGACTGAGGTCGTCTCCCACATCGACACCTATCACACCGTGATCGGTGGTCGCCGCATTCGCCGTTTTCGCCTGACGGTGCGCCTCGCTGGCCGGCTGGTAGAGCAGAGCGTGCATGCATCGCGCCGTGCGGCTCGTGCCTGTGAAGCCGCTGCTGTGGAGTTCTACGCGCATGGCTGACGGATCGCGGGAAGTGGGACTCCCCTCGTCTAACAGGGGAGTCAGTGAATTCAGGAATGCCGATGGCACCCTGACGGTCGCCATTGACTGGTTTTCCGCCTCTGTGGACTTGCGTGCCGTCCTGGGCGAAGCCGGTGTGTTCGTCAACGACGACCCCGAAGAGGTCCGCGAATGGATGGACGTCACTGCCGAGAACGCCCGTGCGGTCGCATTGCAAGTGTTCTGCTGGTTCTTCGCCGGCTTGGGCTTGGAACTTGACGAAAAGGCCGGGCCGGGGCGGTTTTATCTGTGGCGCGTGCGTATCACCGACCGCGACGGCCAGCACGTCGGGTTGATCGAGTTGGGGGGTGAACACTGCCGCCGTGCAGATGGCACCTACACCGCGCGTATTGAGTTGACCGGCACCGGGTGTGGAGTGTTGAGCGCAGCGCGCTGCGGCCATGCGCAGCGGTGGCTGGAGCTTCGAGCGAAGCTCGAAAGCTGCGCTGGACGATTGACCCGTGTGGACGTTGCCGCAGATGACCTCTTGGGCAAATACCCCTTGAAACTCGCTCAGAGCTGGTACGCATCGGGCGAGTTCGACAACCGTGGACAGCGCCCCAAGGCGCAGACCGTGGATGATCACGATAGCGGCGACGGCAAGACCTTCTATGTCGGTGGCAAGAAGTCCGAGAAGCAGCTTCGCGTGTACGAGAAGGGCAGGGAGCAAGGTGACAAGGCCTCCGAATGGGTGCGCTATGAAGCGCAATTCCGCTCCACCAATCGCAAGGAATTGCCGTTGGATCTGCTGCGCGATCCTGCTGGCTATTTGCTCGGCGCCTATCCCGTTCTCAAGTTCCTGCACTGCGTTGCCACGCGCATCGATATTACGAAAGCTGCTGTCGATGCCACTTGGAAAAGTGCGCGCCGGCACCTCAAGCGCCAATACGGCGCAACCCTCAATTTCATCGTGCGGCATTGCCCAACGCCAGACGCGTTGCATGCCGTCATCAGCACCTGCACGTCGCATCGGCTACCGGCGTGGGCAACAGCAGACGTAGCCAATCAATGGCCCGAAATCGCGGGCATCAATCAAACCTTAGAAGGGGTTACACCATGAGCGTAATCAAAGTCACTGTGTTGAGCGCCGAAGTCGATGAGCGTGCTGGCACGTTCAAGGATGACGAGGGCAAGGATCGGGAATACACCACCCGCAAGCAGAAAGCCAAGCTGGAAGCAGGCGGGTTTGCATATCCCCTGGATGTGCGTTTGGAGAAGGGTCAGCCTCCGTATCAGCCTGGTGATTATGAGCTCGATATCGAAGCCATGGTCACGGTCAACAAGGGCGCGATCAATTACAGCAAATTTCAGGTGTTGCGCGCTGTCAAAGCCCCTGCACGCGTGGCGGCTTAACCCATGGCCGTGTGCGTAGCCCTGCAAGCAGATGGCACGTTGGTGCCCACCGGTCAATCGGTTGGTGAGTGCAGCGGCTACGTGCTCGTTAGTGGTAGCGAATACAGCGTGTATGCGCTGGTGCAAGAAGCGTTCGCCATGCCCAGCAAGGAGGACGCCGTAGCGTGGTCCACCGGCTGCTGCGGCTTGGTGATCGTGTGGTTCGTCCTGGGACGCCTCGCCGGCAGCGTCGCAGGCATGTTCAATGACCGGTAAATCAATCAATCAACGAGGAGAGTAAACATGGGTGACATTCTGACTGGCGTGAGCGGTGCTGAGGCTGCAACCGCGATGATCGCAGCGGCCGCAATCATCGCGTTGGTGGGCTTCACCAAGTGGGGTGCCAAGAAGGTTGCAAGCTTCTTCGGCTAATGGTGGTGAGGGCAGGGCGGCGCTTCGGTGTCGCCCTCTCTCTTTCAGGGGTAGGGCGATGATCGTTCTCTTGTTCTGTGGATTCATGGGCGCGCTGTGTGGGTGGGCAGGCGTCAAGGGGTTGGATGTGTGAAGCACGTTTTCGTTTTCGTTCTGTGTCTGGTCGCGCTGTGCTGTGCATCGCGTGCTAGTGCCGCATGCGTACAACTTGAAGCTCCTACGTCATCGCATAACGGTGATTGGAGTTGTGCGGATCAGGGCGAAGCGTTTGCCAAGGTTTCAGCGTTTCCTGTGCCTGCTGATCTTGCAAAGTGTGGCATGAAGGCGGTGCGGGCAGTTTCCAGTGGTCCCGGCTTTACGCAGCGAATGACATATCCAGGCAATACATGCGGCATCGGGTATGAGCTCGATATCGGTACTGGTAGCGCTCAATTTCCCGAGGCATCGACGTGCGCCAAGCGACCTGCACAAAGCGGTTGGACCAATCCGACTGCGCCCACACCATCAGATGTTTGCAACGATGGTTGTTACTACACGTATGCAGTCGATCCAGGCAACCCGAAGGGCTATAGCTATACGCCTAGCGGGGCGACGTGCACGACCGATGATGCAGCCCCTCCTATCGATGATGGTGGCGATGGAGGTGATGGTGATGGCGGTAGCGATGGTGGTGGAGACGGTGGCAGCGATGGCGGTGGTGACGGCGGTGGTGACGGCGGCAGCGACGGTGGTGGCGACGGTGGTGGCGACGGTGGTGGTGACGGCGGTAGCGACGGTGGTGGTGACGGTGGTGGCGACGGTGGTGGTGACGGCGGTAGCGACGGTGGTGGTGACGGCGGTGGCGACGGTGACGGCGATGGCGATGGCGACACGCCCGGTGACGGTGAAGGCGGCGAAGGCGCTCCCGTGTCCGAGCTCTACAAAAAAAGCGGCAAGACTGTTGAGTCTGTGCTGAGCAAATTCAATACGCAGGTGCGTGGCACCCCGATGGTTGCCGGCATCACGGATTTCATGACTGTTCCGTCTGGTGGATCGTGTCCAGTGTTCTCGTTGGGCGCGTCGAAGTGGTGGAACGCCATGACGATCAATTTTCATTGCGGCGGCGATTTCCTGGCGTTTCTGCGCGCGGCGGGCTGGGTGATCCTGGCGATTGCTGCGTACGCCGCTCTCCGCATCGCTGTGACTTGAGGACACGATATGTTCGCTGGCTGGTTTGATGATTTGACCGCATGGCTGTGGAACGCCGTTAAAGCCGTGTGGCAGGCGTTCGTCGACTTCATGAGTGACTTGTTCGTCATGTGGCTGGAACAGTCGCTGGGGGCTGTTCTGTACGTGCTGAGCCTATTGCCCATGCCTGACTTCATGAAAGGCCAGAGCATCGGCGGCATGCTCGGCAACGCGGGCAGCACGATTTTGTGGTTTGCCGATGTGTTCAAGATCGGGCCTGCGCTGGTGATGATCGGCGCGGCCATGGTGTTCTATCTGTTGCGTCGCGTGCTGACGGTCGGGATTTGGTGACATGCTAGTTTTCAACGAAGGTGTGCCGCGTGCCGGCAAGAGTTACGACGCGGTAAAGAATCACATCCTCCCCGCGCTCAAGAAGGGTCGGCGCGTGTTTGCACGCCTTAATGGCTTGCGGTTTGATCGCATTGCCAAACACCTGGGCATTGCCGAAAGCGATGTGCAAAGCCTGCTTGTGTTGGTCGATACGAAGGACGTTACCAAGTTGTTTGCGTGCACGCAGGATGCGTCGGGCAAGTGGTGCATTCCGGACGAATTCAAAGATGCGCTGGTCGTCATTGATGAGGTGCACGAGTTCTACGTCAATGAGCGCAAGCCGCTCGCGCCGGCAGTGGAGAATTTTTGGGCGCTGCTCGGCCAGAACGGCGGCGATGCCGTCATCATGACGCAGTGGATCAATCGCCTGCACTCGGCGGTGAAGGCGCGTATCGAGAAGAAAAACACGTTCCAGAAGCTCACCGCCATCGGCATGAAGGGCCGATATCGCGTGACGTATTTCCACACCACCTCGCCGGGCAAGTTCGAGAAGGTGGGCGGGCAGACGCTCAAGTACGATCCGGCGATTTTTCCGTTGTATGATGGCTATGCGCCTGGTGCGGAAAATACCGAGGTCTACGAAGAGGGCGGCAAAAACGTTTGGGCAGCGATGGCGGTGCGTGCTGTCATCTTCATCGTCGTCGGTGGTATCGGCATCTACTTCTTCGTCCACTACTTCACCAAGGATCGTTCCGATCCGAACAAGCCGGTGGCCTCGGCCAGCCAGGCCAACAAGCCCACGCATGTGGGTGCGGGCTTGGCAAATGGCGCGCCAAGCGTGCCGATCCAGCCGCCGCCGCCCGATCCGCTCGCCGATCTCACGCAGGAACAGCGCTATGTCGCCGAGCTTGCCAGCAAGGGCCGTATACGACTGTCGGCGCGTGCGCGGGTAGGCGATCAGGATCGGGCGTGGGTCCAGTGGATCGACGAGAGCAACAACGTCATTGAGGAATTGGACCTCACGCAGCTGCGCGCCCTGGGCTATAGCGTCAGCGTCGTTACGTACGGCGTGCGCTTGTCAGCTGGCAAGCACATCATGGTGGCGACCGCGTGGCCCTGGACCGCGCCCATTCGTGAGAAGGACGCACGGCTCTACAACATGGCCCCCGATGGGAGCGGTGGCGCTGCTGGCGTTGCGACCGTAGGGAGTGACGGCGGCGGCGCTGACCGCGACCGGGTGCGAGGCGGTGTCATTGAGTACGGGCCGCGCACGCAGGGCACGTTCCCGGACAACAAGGCCTACACCACGAACACCACGACGCCGGCCACTACCTTGCAGATGTAGGTAGAATCCCGCTCTCAAGGGGAGGGCGTATGCATATTCGTGCGTTTTTTGTTGTGCTCTTCGTGGCTTCCGCTCCGGCCAGCGCCCAGCAGGTTTTCAAGTGCGTGAACGGTGCGCAAGTCGTTTACCAGTCGGCTCCGTGTGCAGGCGTTGCCGCAAAGCAATGGGATGCTCAGCCTGAGCCGGATAACCCGGCGTTGAGGCAAAGGCTTGCCCGTACCGCTGAGCAGCTTCGCGCCCGCAATGCTTCTCCTGTTCGTTCTGGTTCTGGGACCTATGTGGCTGCCAGTTCTTCCAAGGATCGCTATGCCTGTGAGGTTGCCAAAGAGGGGCGTCGTGCAGCCTATGAAGCTGCCGGCGTGCATCGCTCTTTCGCGCTTTCCAGCTATTGGGACAACGCAGTCCAAGATGCCTGCAAATGACCCAGGGGTGTAGGGGCATAGCCCCTACGGATAACGCCTTACCCGCGCCGTGGACCTCGTGGCCCACGCGTCCTACGGATCACCGTCGATCGATCGGCGGACCCCGCGCCATCCACCACTGATAGCCGCATTTCACGCCTGCGCCGGAGCACGTCCCGCAGGTAGATCACCTCGGCCGGCCTGGCATGCCACACGCGCTCGCGTTCCTCGGCCATCATCAGCGCCCACTCGTGGGCGATGTTGCATGTGAGCGACCAGTAGCGCATTCCCACCGGGTCGATATCTCGGCCTTCGGGAGTGAAAAACCGATGCCCCTGAAAACCAAAACCGGCCCAAGGGCCGGTTAGGTCTACGCGATCGTAGGTGTCTAGCGTCATTGTCCGGTCCGCTTCCTGTGGAGGGACCAGCAGTGATAGGCCGCCAGGGCGCAGAGGAGCGTCAACACAGCCAATTTCGCATAATGTATATTATGTCAAATGTTGTTCGTGCTTCTCTTTGATTTCACTTGCCGCTGCACCGCGCCGCCCGCCTCAGCCAGCGATGGTGAATACCGAGCCCGAGTCCACGCGCACGCCGGCGCCGTTGATGAAGCTGGCGCGCTCCGAGCACAGGAATGCGACGACGGAGGCCACTTCCTCTGGCCGGCCGCGCCGCTTCAGCGCCATGCCGGGGCGTTCTTCATCCAGGAACGAGGCCATGGCTTCTTCGACACTGGTCCTGCACGAGCACCGGTTGGGACAGACGCTCCTCGCGAACGGCATCGAGGTAGCGCAGGAGGTACCAGGCGGCCTCTTCGTACACGGCGGCCACGTCCGTCATGTTGCCGACCCAACGATCGCAACGTACGTCGTGCGACCGCAGGGCCGTCTCGCAGGCCTGTTGCAGGCCTGCGTCGGCACCGTCGCCCAGCATCAGCACGCGATGCCCGGCCGCCACGGCATCGTCGCCCGCGGCCCTGGGCTGCCACGTGGGCGCCATGAGCAGGCTGTAGCTCGCGGAGGATTTGATCGCGGGGAGCGACCGTTGCGCGGGCGGCGGTATCGCCTGACCATCGGACGGCACCCAGTAGCGGTCGTCGGAAAAGGCATAGGTCGGCAACGGCACCCGGCCGTAGCCGCCCCCGGCGAAAAGGTCCGCGTAATCGAGGGCGTAACCCTGGAGAAAAAGGTCGGCCACCGTGGACAGGTGCTCCACGACGCTTTCCCGCGCCTGCCCATCCCTGCTCGCACGGATGCACTCGTTGCCGTGGCGGCGGATCGACGCCTGTTCGCGAAGTTCGCTGGGACGGATGGAACCGACCACGACCTGGGCGCTGCGTCCTTTCTCCAGCCATCGCGACAGCGAGCCGACGAGCTCCTCGCGGCTGGCCGCGACACAGGCGATGCGGTACCGAAGGTGACGTCGCCCCATCAGCAGGGTGAAGCTGATGTCGCCGATATCGGCGGCATGTTCGCCATCGCGGCAGTAGGCCAGCAGGCGCTCCACCTGTGCGCGCAACTGTTCGCCCGTCCGCGCCGACAACACGATGAGGTAGGCGGGGCGCTCCGCGTGACGGCGCATCGACGGCGGCGCCTCGGCGATCACCGCATGCGCGTTCGTGCCGCTGATGCCGAACGAACTGACCGCCGCGCAACGGCGTTCGTCCGGTTCGACCGTCCATTCGCGCAGCACGGTATTGACATGGAACGGGCTGTTCTCGAAATCGATGTGCGGGTTGCCCTCGCGAAAATGCAACGAAGGCGGAAGCTGGCGGTGGCGTAACGCCAGCAGGATCTTCAGCACGCCGGCCACGCCCGCCGCCGATGCGGTGTGGCCGATGGAGGTCTTAATCGAGCCGATCGCGCAATAGCCCCGCTTTGGGGTGTCCTTGCGGAAGGCCTCGGTGAGCGCCTGGAACTCGATCGGATCCCCCAGGCGCGTGCCGGTGCCATGGGCTTCGACATACTGGATGCGCGCCGGATCGATACGGAAGTCGTCGTACACCTGCCTTTCGAGGCGTTGCTGCGACACCATGCTCGGCGCCGTGATGCCCTGCGTGCTGCCGTCCTGGTTGATGCCGATGCCGAGGATGACGCCGTGGATGGTGTCCCCGTCGGCCCGCGCGTCGTCCAGACGCTTCAGGGCGACCACGCCCACGCCTTCGCCCGGCACGAAGCCGTCCGCGCGGCTGTCGAAAGCATGGCACGCGCCCGTGAGCGAAAGCATGCCGGCACCGCGCGCCTGCAGGTAAAACGCGGCGGTGGACTGCACGAAGACGCCGCCAGCGAGCGCCATCGTGGTTTCCCGCCGCCACAGGCCCTGGCAGGCGAGATGGATCGCGACGAGCGAACTCGAGCACGCAGTGTCCACCGCGATCGCCGGCCCCTGGAGGTTGAGGTAGTAGGCGATCCTGGCGGGAATCACCGACGTGGCGTTGCCCCAGAACGACTGCGGCGGCGGCCGGTCGACGAAGAGGCCCGTGTAATCGCCCTGTGCACAGCCCACGTAGACACCGCAGCGCGCGCCATCCATGCCCTCCCCCACGTAGCCGGCATGCTCGAGCGCCTGCCATGCGTGCGTCATCAGCAGCCGTTGCTGCGGATCCATGTAGGTGGCTTCGGCGGCGTTGATGTTGAAGAACAGCGCATCGAAGCGATCGATGTCCTGGAGGAATCCGCCATGTCGGCAGAATTGCGCGGGGTCGGCGTCCGCCGGCAGGTAGCGGTCGAGGTCCCAGCGCGACACCTCCTCGACCAGGTCGCGCCCGTTCGCCAGGTGATCCCAGAGTTCGTCGAGGTCGCTCGACCGCGGAAACGCGCCGCTCATGCCGATGACGGCGATCGTGTCGCCGTCGACGGCCGTGGCGGCCGGAGCCGGTGCGCCTGGCAGCGTGAAACGATGCGCCTCACCGACTGCGATCACCACCTTGCCGATGTTCTCGCGTCGCTCCAGCCGGCGATAGGCGTCGACGAGCCGGTCGAATGGGAACACCTCATTCACCGTGGCACGGATCACCCCCTCGCGGACCCAGCGATCGAGGTCGGCGAGGTCGCCGCGCAACCGCTCGGGGTCGTGCAATCCGAGGCGGCCCAGGTCCACGCTGTGGAAGGTTTGGTTGCTGTCCAGCACGGAGAGGTCGATCGACTTGGCCGACTTCAAGCCGGTCATGGCGATCTCGACGTAGCGGCCGCCCGGTGCCAGGCTGCGAAGCCCCTTCTGCAAGGCATCGCCCGATAGTGTGTTGATGACCACGTCGACGCCGCGCGATCCGGTGAGCCGTGAGATCTCGGCCTCGAAATCCTGTTCGAGGTAGTTGATCGCGTGCGGCACGCCAAGCCCCGCGAGATAATCCAGCTTCGCTTGCGAACCTGCCGTGGCGTAGATTTCGGCACCGAGGTGCTGCGCGAGCTGCACCGCGACCAGGCCCGTGCCGCCCGTCGCCGTCTGGATCAGCACGCTCTCCCCGCGCCGAAGCCCCACTCTCCGGAAGACGTCGATCATCGTAATCGCGACCGCCGGCAATGCGCATGCCTCCTCGTGGCTCAGGCCCGGCGGTTTGCGCCAGAGCTGGGACGCATGGCAGACCAGCATCGTCGCGTGCGCGCCAAAGGCGAGCCCGGTCATGGCGACCACCTCGTCGCCCACGCGTATGTCGTGGACGTCGCTCGCCACCTCGACCACGACGCCGGACGCTTCGACGCCGGGTGTGAACGGAAACGACGGCATCGTCGGATACAGGCCCCTTGCGCAGAGCAGGTCCCCGAAATTGAGCGAAAGGGCCAGGCTCGCCACGCGCACCTCGCCGGGCATCAACGGAGCGATCGGCGCTTCGACGACGCGCAGGTCGTCGACCGTGCCCGGGCGGCTCACCAGCGCGCGCAGGTAATGCCCCGGCGTCGCATGGGGCACGGACGCCGTCGCCGTGACGGGCGCCACGGTGCGAGGCGGCGCTTTCCTGGGCAATGGGGTCTCCGATGGCCTGTTCCGGGACACTGCAGCCGGAACGGGAACGGGAACGGGAACGGCCTGCGGCTCGCTGATCGCGCCGCCATGCCAGGCCAGCACCGCATCGCGATGGCTGTTCAGGAGGTAACGGCCCAGTTCACTGACGTTGCTGTGATCGAAAACGATCGTCGCCGGCAAGGTGACACCGAAGCGTGTGCCGATCTTGTTGATAAGGCTGATGGCGATGATCGAATCGACGCCATAGGCGGGAAAATCGCGCTGGTCCTCGATCTGCCGCTCCTCGAGCTTCACGGCCTCAGCGAGGCACTCGCGAACCACGTCGCGAAGGCTGTCGAGAAGCACGTCATCACTTGGCGCATGGCCGGTGGCCACTCGCGCTGCGGACGGACTCGGTGCGGACGGCACGGGCCGCTTCGCCTGTTCCGCCCCCAAGGGCGACGGAGGGCGTCGCGCGCCGGGGAACCTTTTCCCGTCGAAGTACGCCATCGCTTTCCGCAAGAATGATCTGCGGTCCTAGCGCCTGCGCGTCCGCCGCGGGGAACAGCACTTGGCGAAATCCTTCGGCACGCAGCGCCTGCTGCCACGCCGACGGCGTCAGCAGCGGCGAACCGGGAATGCGGAGCGCATCGTCCTCGAACAGCCACCAGCCGTCGAGCAGGCCGAAGGTCAGGTGCATCGAAAGGCTGCCCTGGCACAGCTCATTGAGGAACAACCATCCGTTCCGCCGCAAAGCGGCTTTGGCATGCCGCAGCGTGCGCCGCACGTTTCGCGTGGCGTGCAGCACGTTCGCCGCGATCACGACGTCGAACAGCCCCTCGTCGATGTCCGCCGCCCGCGGCGGCCTTTCGACATCGAATATCCGGTAGGTGACGAAGGGATGGGACGCCGACCAGCGTTCCCTGGCCTCGATCAGGAACGCCGCGGAGATATCGGTGAAACAGTATTCAGCGATCGCTTCCCCATGCGGCGCGATCGCATCGAGCACGGCCCCGGTCGTACCGCCTGTGCCGGCGCCGATTTCCAGGATGCGCAGCGAGACGCCCGGATCCAGCCGGCGCCTTTCGCCGACATACGCGGCCACGCTGTCGGCCAGCACGCGATGGAAATGGTCGGCGACCGGATGGCTCGCATAGACGCCCGAGACCTGTGCCGTGGAAGCGCCGGAAAACAGTACTTCCGTGGGCCGCCGGCGTTGCGCCAGCAGATCGGGCAAGGCGCGCAGGGCGCCGTCGAGAAGCTGGAACTGCGCCGCGCTGCCCGCGTCGAGCGGTTCGTCGCGAACCGTCGCCCAGGCGCCCCACGCGCGATCGGTATCGGCGGACGACCATTCGCGTTCGACGCGCCATCCCTGCGGCAGGCGCTTCAGGTGTCCTGCGAGCGTGAGTTGGCGCAGCGATTCATCGATCCAGCGCGACTGCGCCGACGTAACGTTGCATGCCTGCTTCCATCGCGTGACGTCCGCGGCGTCGAGCGTCGTCCCCCCGAAGAGATCGACGCCTTGCAACTGCGCTCGCAGCAGATCCGCCAACAGTCGATCGAGGTGTTCCGCTTGCGTCGCGCCTACATCCATTTCGCCAATCCTTGGTCCTGGCGTCAAGAATCAAGTGTGACACGATGCCGGGCCAAGCCTATTCGCGCAGAGCCCGTACACACGGATAAGGTTCCCCGTGCACCGCCGGAAACGGCGGCCGTCGTGCGACATGCAGAGATCGATGTGCGCCGGCCGCCCCATTCTGCGCGCGCGCCCGTGCGCGTGATGCTCATGGTGCCGCCGGCCGGCGATGATGCCCTGGGCGGGCATACATGCGGCGAACGCCGGGCCGCAATGCGGTTGTGCCGCCCCCTTCGGACGGACTAGTATCGAAGCGGACGGCGCGGCAGCTAGCGGCCGCACGACGAGGTCCTTCGATGCAAGGGGAGCATGACGTGCCGGGCCAAACAGAATCGATCGAAGCACTCATCATCGACATTCTCACCCGCACTTTCGACCCGCCCGCCCCCGTCACGAAGAGCACGGCGCTGCTCGACCTCGTGAACTCCATCGGCATGGTGATCGCGATGGCCGAGATCCAGGATGCATTGCAGGTGACGCTCGAGC